TTCATTTATTTTATTTAAATTTTCTAAACCAATCTTATTTTTAGCGAGAAGGACTATATGGTTATAGACTAAATCAAGTTGACCGTCTCTCTCAGACTTGTCTCTTGTATCAAATCTATCTTGACACATATAGCCCTCTACGCCAAGAATAGGCTTAACGTTCTTTGCTTTTGCACCTCGATACAGTTCTCTATGCCCAGATAAGGTTCCGTGATCTGTGATTGCAATTGCTTGCATACCCAAATCAACTGCACGGTCTATATATTCTTCTGGAGTAGCAACACCATCAAATAATGAATAGTGTGTGTGAACGTGTAAGCCTACATAACTCATCTATTACCAGTCAGTGTTTGTTGACGAAGTAGTAGATGGAGAATCAAACCCCAAGTAGAAAGCCTCTTGTTCTGCATAAGGAACTTTCTTAAGAGCCAATTCTAATGGATGAGGTTCAATACCTTCCCAATTAAACGGTTCTGTATCTGGAGCAGATGGAATAAGAGTGTAACTAGTTTCAGTTCCCTGACCGTTACGCTTTAACTTCCATGTAATATTTGAAATGCTTCCTGTTTCTAAAGCATATTCACGAATTGTATTGAAGGATGATTGCTTGCTTAGTCCCATAGACCAAATTGCAACATATGGTGCTTCAATGCCATCGTCTACAAGAACGTTGCAGTAGAAACGAAGACGGCCTCTCCAGCCAGCCTTTGGATCTTTACGATGCATTTCTTCAGCCCAATCGCGGCCTTCTGTTTCCATTGTATCTACAGCACGACGCTTGTAGTCTTTTGGATTTACGTGTTCTCTAACAACTAGTGCTAGTCCACGTTTTTCATTATAGTTAGCAGAATCTTCATCAAGTTCTTCAATGAATCTGATTTTTGCTGATTGACCATCTGCAAGTTTTAACCACTTTACTTTTGATCCTGTACCTTCATATTTTGGTTTGTCGAGCAGGGCGTTGATATTTTTTAATCCCTTTACTACGCTCATTCGTTCTCCTTTGTTTGTTCTATTCTATTTTAGCATAGCGATTATAGAGTTGTCAAATCTAAATTCAAGTTTCTTTATAGATTCGTCATCCATGTCGCCAATATCTTTGTACTGCTTTTCTAACTTTATTACACCAACACGAGAGCCAAGTTTTTCCATAAGCCTGTCTTTCATGTTATTTCCTGCTTCATCATTGTCTGCAATAACAATAATATCATTAAAATATTTTTTAAGCAACTCTACCTGTTGACTAGATATTGTTGCCCCAAGTGTTGCAACTGCTGGAAATCCAACTTGATCTAATCTTATAACATCAAAAGAAGATTCTACCACATAAACTTTATTAGCAGCCTTAACTCTATTAAGATTAAATAATGTTTTAGATTTTGGCATACCTGGAGTATTTTTAAATTCTTTTCCATCAATAGATCTTCCAACAAAACCTATCATCATTCCGTCTGGTGAGTGAACTGGTATTGTTACCATATCTTGTTTTTCAGAATAACCTAAATTAAACTTAACTATTGATTCTTGAGTTACTTTTCTTTTAGCATAATATTCTATTGCCCTTGAAGACTCTAAAGCCTGATTATTTAATCTTTTAATTATTAACTCGTCAAACTGAACAAAATCTGGTTTAACAGATAACTTTTTATTAATCTGTTTTTCAATATCCATATTCTGTTCTTTGTCTTTAATAAATCTCACGGATTCAAAATATGTTCTACCTGTAATATGCATTACAAACTCAATTAAATCTGCTATTTTATTACAAGAGAAACAAAAAAACATTCCAGTGTTCATGTTAACTTCGCCTGCTGGAGTTCTATGATTATTATGAAACGGACAAAATACAATAAATTCAGAGCCTACTTGTGACTCAATGTTTAAACCTGATCCTTCAATGACTCTTTCGATTTGTTCTTTCGTGTATATATTGGTGTTGCCTGACTTATTCCGTCTATCCATTCACTCTTTCTCTTTCCTACATATATTCCGTATATTGTTATTTCAAACTCAAAACTTTTTGTCTTTAGATTATAGTCTATCGTAAAGTCAGGTTCTATGTCAAATTTTGGCACATAACCAGATAGCCTCATCTCTGATACTAGCAGTTTTACATATTCAGATTTAAGCCTTTCAATGGCTGAATCATCGTGTATGGTTCCACTAAGGTTAAAGTTCTTGATAGGTTTATGATGATAATTGTCCACATACTATTATAACTGCTTATCTTCATAATCTTTGTATCTGTAATACCCTTTATCAAAGTCTACCTGAACAAGGAACTCACCCATAAATCCATTTCTATTCTTTCTGAAAGCACATTCGATAATGTCACTATTAGATGCACGACCAAGTGCCATTACCCAATCAGCATCATATGCAATCTGTCTAGACCATGCAGTTTGACCCAATGTTGGGACACTGCTCAAATCGTTTACATCGTCTGGAGTTGCAGAAGATATTGCAATAATAGGAATCTCTTCACCAATAGCCATAAGTTTAAGTTCTCTTGAAAGGTTTTTCATTCGTACCGTTTCGTTGTCAGACCTTTGGTTTGGACTCATAAGTTGTAAATAATCAACAATAACAAAGTCTGGTTTATACTGATCTATCTTTCCACGAAGTACTGATGGATTAATCTCTCCACCATTGTCATTTGAGATAATATGAAATTCTGGTTTCCCTGAAATTTTATTTGCATGCCACTTGTTAAACATGTCAAGTTCAATCTCACCCTTGCTTAATTTTCTGTGTGACCAAAGTCCTTCTCCCATGATCGTGTAGACACGATTTCTGACTTCTGCTTCACCCATTTCTAAAGATATGATCAGTGGAGATTTGCCTTGTTTCCAGGCCTGTACGGCAAAATAAAGGGCTAACCAAGACTTACCTATACCTGGGTATGCAAGAAACACTCCCAGTTGCCCTGGCATGATTCCTGACGGTAAGTAGTTATCAAACCCTGGAAGCCCAGTGGTAATTCCTACCAAACCAAGTTCTTGTTGTTTTTTAAGATTTTCAAAATATGCAATAGCAGACTGTAAGTCAGTGACATCAATATCACGTATTGCAGAAGTGTTCTTTTTTAATTCTGAAGTTTTTGTAATAAGATTATTTAAGGCTTCTGTACCTTTGTTATCTGAAACATCAGATGCAGCAGATCTTAATATATCTTTAAGACTATCGTTTAAATATTCAATTTGTAATTCTTCTAAATGATGTTTTGTTGATCCTACATTTTCTACTGGCTTAAAGTCTCTAAATTTTTCTACGACAAGGGATACTGGTGGAACTGAGGAGTTTTGTTCAAAGTATATTCTAATAAAGTTCCAAATATCATTATGGGTTTTTAATAGATTGTCAACATTGTTTTGAAGCAGAACATGTAATTGCTTGTCTTGTAATACTGCAGAAATTACTTTTGCTTCAACATTATTCACTTAACCACTCCTTTGCTTTTTTTCGTCTTTCTAATCTTTCAAAGTTATCTTTTTCTTTATCTATTTTAGCATTCCAAATTTTTTCAGCATTGTATGAAAAATAGTTCCAACTAGGACTTTGTGCTACCTTGAAATAATATTCAAGCAAATCATAGCATGTACCTAAACCGTATGATTCTATAAGAGCATCAGCAGACCACTGCTCTGTCCATTTATTTATTGATGGCTGTTGCCCATACTTAACCTTATGGTGTTTAGCGTATGTTCCTAGCAAAGCCATTCGGTCTTTGCGTTCAGCCACTAATCGATTATTTCTGCTTTTGCTTCGTTAATTTTTTCAGTAAGTTTACTTTCAACAAAACCATAAACTCTTTCAAATGCTTCGCTAGTAGTTTCTCCGTCTTTCTTAGAATCTACCACACCAAGATCTAATCTTAGTGATTGAAAATTACCTAGATTTAATGTATAACCAAGAGTAATAGAAACCTTGGTATTATCGTTTTCTTGCATACCCACTCCTTATTGCTAGTTAATCGATTCGTTCCAAATTGGAATAAATCTACCGTCTTCTGTCTTCGTATATTTAAGTATACCATCACCCATTCTTCTAGTCAACTCTTGCGTACTAGGAGTAATATCATTTGTAATTAAATTATCTTTCCTTGGTCTACCTATATGGTACGAAGCAAGTATATCACGTATGTCTTTTACTTGTGATTCTGAATAATATGATCTTACTTGCCATCCTCGTGCCCCGCCTTTTTGTGATCCAGTAGGGAATGGTATAATCCCTCGTCTCATTAAAGATGGCATATATTTTTTATGTCTATTTACTAGTTCAGCCGTTTCTCTAACTGTATATGCACGTTCTCTTTTATTTTTAAAATCAGAAATTAAACAACTTTCAATTCTATCTTTATTAATATTATATACAGACATGATTCCATTAGATTTATTAAAATGATGAATCCTTACTAACTCACCGTTTAAAAACCAAACCTTTTTATTGCCAGGTATTACAGGGGCGAGATTGTATGCTTCGCTCTCAAGATTTCCTTTTCTAACAGCCATGATCCTCCTATGACGCTCTGTGGTGGGTTCATAAACTCTCTTGTCCCACAAGACATGCAATATAATTCTAGATGAAGACGTGAACTATAAAGTCTGTCAAGAAACATTCTTCCCTTACATTTTTTACACTGTAACATTAATTAGGAATTCCAAGTGCAATTATATTGATACCAATAGAAACATTGCCACTTGTTTTAAACTTTACAACTCCATCCACTTTTGACACTGTAACATTTTTTAACACTACAGAAATGTCAGATCCAGCAGAAGTACCATCAATATTTATTGGGGTAGCAGTAACAATTGGGGCATACTTAAATCCAGAATAACTTAAAGAAAATGGAAGTTCGTTTCCAGCACTAACTGTACTATTATTTGCAACCTCTACATATCCACCAACCATTCTCATTTCAGATGATTTCACATCTTGTTTTCCAGAAGATATAGTATCTATTGTTAAATATTTATTAAGTGAAGGGGAAACTTGAGTAGACAATGTATTTAAAGTATCTGCTATTTGATACATATAGGCAACATCAAGTGGTTGACCACGATTTGGGAGAGGTATTCTAGCCATAGTTATTCCATTATACCATTAAAGGGTTTGTTCACTACTAATTAGATATGTAGCAGCATCAAAAGCCTGTTTAACTTGTGTAATCTTTTGTACTCTAAACTTCATATGTGTTGGCCCTGTAGATGGATATGTCATAGAGTATTGAGTACCCTGCGAAACTCCAACCCATGTCCAATTTCCGTATGTTCCACCTGTTTTCCATTGAACATAAATATCAAAGTTTTTTATTGACGCTTGCTTTTCTTGTAATATTTTTTCTTCATTAGTTGGATTAGTTATTAAAAGTGCTGGCATAGTCCAAGAAATTCCTGCAAGATGTGCCACATCATTTATAATAACATTATGAGGAATACTCGTTCCTGCAATATCTTCAATGTCAAAACCAACTTCTTCAAAGGTACTAGTTTCTCCAACCTTATAAATTGGTGACCAGTGTGAGGTTCTGTTTTTATCTTCTGAAACAACCCTGTATCTTATTTGATAAGACAAACTATCGTTATCTCCTATATAATTAGGAAGATCTTTTTTAAGAATTGTTATTTTTTTAATATTACTATCAACCATTACTCAACATCCACACTAAATCTAAACTCTATGTAGTTGCTAGTATTAGGACTTTTAATTATAGGTAAAGAATCAGCATTTCTTATTACTGAATATCCAGTCAAGCCGTATGCTGGATTTAAATTATTTTTGTTTTCTATTCTCAAAGCATCTATTGCTACATAATAAGAATCATCTACAGTATTAGCAGTTGATGCACCAGTAAGAACTTGAGCATAAACCTTAATTGTATCAACAGATTTCCAAGGAAAACCTTGAGTTATGTTTATA